CAGACTAAATCCTTCTTCTGCTAGTTCGGCTTGAGGTACTTCCACAGGGGCTTCTACGGGGGCTTCCACAGGGGCTTCCACTGGGGCTTCCACTGGGGCTTCCACGGGGGCTTCCACAGGGGCTTCTACGGGGGCTTCTACGGGGGCTTCCACAGGAGCTCGTTGAGATTCTTCAGCAGGCAGAACAATTTGAACTGGAGCTGGTGCGGGAAGAGCGGGTGCGGGAAGAGCGGGAAATGGAAGAGGAATAGGTACTGTAGCGGATGGCTGTGATTCAATCGGAACCTTCAACTGATCTAGCCGCGTGATTACCGTGCCATCCGCCTCCATTTTCTCAATTTGCTGCGATAAATCATTCGGTAAACTATTTACGTGATGTCTCGGTGATCCCTGCATATCAACAACTAAATCCGGTGACTCACCCCAAAAGATAATAATATCCGCCTTATTTTGAATTCCCTTAGGATTAAAATAATATTTTACTTCAGTTTGGCCCGTTGCTGAAGTGGTTATCAAGACAAGACGACACTGACTGAGTTGGGATAAAGCCAAGAAATCATAAGGAGAACTACGCCATCCTCCTTCAATTACATCTGCTGGAGCCTTGAGTTGCCGTAAGCGATACTTTACCTTTTCATATATTTTTTCAATTGTTGATTCTTCTTGAAACAGAGCATTAAATAAATATACAAGACCTATTGTTAATTTATCTGCTGCAGCATTCGGCGATGTTACAGCAAAAATCGTGAATTGTCCTTTAAAAGATATAGGAAGGTCAAGATGGAAAGCTTTTTCATGCCGAGTCATTGATTGGACAAGTGCTTCTGAACCGACATCTTCTCCACCCAGCACAGCCTTCAGAATATCCATTGTAGTCAATTGCTCCTCAGCAAACTGCAAACCCTGTGTATATTTCGTTTTCTGAATACCTGTTTTAAGGCCAATCGCAAATGTATCAGTTGTGATTATTTCAGTAGCGGTCTCTACTGTACCCGATAATGGTCGCACACGGCTGACTTTCTGTTCATCTATTTCAGCAAATGCCAACGGATTACGCAGGATTTCATCTGTTAAACGAGCAGTCATAATCCGTTCAGAAGGTGTGTGTAACATACACCGTGTATTTGCCCATGAAGCAATACCCGGTGGACAATCTTCAATCTTAGTTGCTGGATCACCAATATTTTTGCGAATACGCGGCAAGTCCTTTAATTTTTCAGTATACGGTGTTTCCTTTACGAATTGATAGACAACTGATTGAAGAATTGTATCCATGCGTTTACGACGTTCGTACAAGGGAAGATTAATTGCTGTACGCAAAGCCTTGAGTTGATTTAGAACACGTGCTCCATCTTCATCCCTCTTAAAATGATTTGCTAGAATCAATCTAAGATACTGATAGGCTTCATTGATAAATCCTTCAACTGTCTCAACATCAAGAGCAGCGGCCGAAGTCTCAACAGGAAGCGGCGAAAGTTGTTCATCCAAATCCCATGGAAAATCTGTTACAGGTTGTACATCTAGTCCAGCAGTTTCCTGTGTTGGATCTATAGGTAAAATTACACCACTTCCGAGAAGAATGGCAATATATTTTGCCGGTTGCTCATTTGAAATGAGAATTTTAATAATTTGTAAACCATCAAAGTTGAAAAACTTATTATCACTATAATATTTCTGGATATCGCCAAGAGTTGGAGCAGGTAGCAAGGCCGTGCTTTCATAGAAACGCGGCCACTGGTGAAGACTTGTCCCATCATCGCGGGCTGGAACGAAAAAACGTCTATTTTCCCTGTTTTCAAAGATAAAACCGACAAAACGATTGCTGCGTTCACGAACAATTCCACGCGGAGTAATTGTATTTTTTATACAATGACGAAGAATATCGCTTATCGTAGGAACAGGGGGTGCCTCAGGTGAAGTTGATTTTATAGGAGTCCATGTATAAGGGGGTGTCTGAAGACGACCGCACCCTACGCCCTTCTTTCTAATTTCAAGAATCCAATTGTAAATAGCAGTACTCGTTGATTGTCCGAGTTTTCCATAAAGTGATTTAGAATCAAATGTTACAATAGCCTTCTCGCTTCCAGCATATAATACAAGTGGTTCCCAAATATTATATTTGCTGTCATGAATAATAAAAACGGGTGTAGGTGCATCTTTTGTGCTGGGAATACCAAATGCTGGACACTGGACAGACCACTCATCTGAATCATTATCCCGCAAAATACGAAATAGAAGAATGCCGCGTGTTAAGAGAGCACCGGGCATCATCAGCAGATGTTCAAAATAACGAATATCCTTGGGTGTATTTGCATCACGCACATAATTCATGAAATTCTGATAGGCATAAAAGAGACGAACAAGATTGGCCCGATTTGTACCTTCGTTCTGAGCGTATCCATTTTTCTCAATAAATAGACGAAACCCATCGCCTACCGGTTCGGCCGGATAATCAGGACGAGCAAATTCATGTACAAGTGTGCCATAATTAGCATCTTCAAACGCATGAACAAAAGCCGGTGTTGTCATTTTAGCAATGACCGCATTCAAATCAAATGTACCCATCCAGAATCCCAGCATACTGAGGAACCGATTACCCGGCAGTTCAGTATTTTGAAGACCAAACCGAATAAAAACAATGTGTTCACGGGCCAACATCTGCTGGGGGCCGGATTTCTTGATTGCGATAGTGGAGTCTTGTCCGAAAAGTGTATCTATCTGCTTGGGAACAATCCCGAGTTCACCCGGTCCAAGTGGATACTTTCCAACAGACTTGATATATTTGGTTTCTAGACTGCTTAGAACCTTATTAATTTCAACGGTTGGTATGACACCTCTTGTTTGACTGGCTTTTGCTTCTTCAAGGTCTGCTTGGATACCAGGTGGAAGTGTTTCTGGTTCTGGAACTGCTTCAATTGAAACTTTATCATACGAACGTGTCTTGTCAACTAGTTTATCTTCCTTGGGCTTGATACCGCAGCAGGGAAGGGGATAATTATCGGGATGCTTGGACTTAGTCTGAAATCCGATATATTTCTTGAATCCATTATCAGTTCTCCGAACAAGAACTGTTTCACCGGGGCCGGGTTTATCGCCTTGAATAGCCTTTCCATGACATTGCGGGCATTCATGATTAGATTCAAATTCGGACTCAATTAATGGAATATCGTCACGTAAGCACCAATACATCACGCATAGAAACCAATTTCTTCTAGTTTCAGAACCGCTTCTGAGTGTAACCCATACAGGACGCGGCGGTGTAAAATTCTTATCAAAGTCCCATGACATCTTGGGACCATAGCCGAGGGGTGGTGGAGCAGTCAGTTTCCAACCAGCGGGTTTAGGACCTTCCACGAATGTAATTTTATCTTTATAGATTTCCTTGACTCGAGCATATTGTGATTGAGAAAGGGAGTGCGGCATATCGCCATTAGATGTTTGGCACGCAGAAGAGTATCCCTTTGACTTTCCAGCACGCTTATCTTGGTATCCGAAGAGGTCTGCGTCTAATTGCTTGAGTTTTGTAATGTAGAATTTGGATACGTCTTTTTGAACTTCATCGGATGAGGCTGCAGATGGATTTATTTCAGCAACAGGAGCACGGGATGCTAGGATAACAGGATTTGTCTCAGCTACAACAGCAGTAGGTACTGAACCAAGAGCTATAGCCGCTGTACCCTCTGTATTCTCTTGCTTTTCACCCTCTTCATCCTCTTCGCCCTCTTCAATTCCGTCAAAGAAGTTTAAGAAATCCATATCGGGTCCACCGGCTACAGCAGACGCCACACGTGATTGAGCAACAGGTTCTTCCGCCTTGCTTTCTTCATTTTCTTTCTTAATTGCTTCAGCGGCTTCTAAGACAGCAGGAGTTTCAGTTGCCTCAGTCTTTTCCAGCAGTATAATTGCTAGACCGGTCAAAATACGCCGAAGAGTTTCACCCGAATTAGCTGATTGTAAATTAGCAATTTCAATCTCATAAGAAGGATGATTATTACGAATTGTTATAATAACACCATCATTATGAACAGGAACTGCTTCGTCGCCTTTACCTTGAGAAACTGTTTCCTGCTTGCCCTTATTCTCTAGCCAATTTTGGAAAATAGCAAGTGATTCAGCAGGAGATTTAGCAAAGCGGCGTTGGATCTTTTCCATGAAAAAAAGTGCTGTATCTTTTTCCGAAAGTTCTTGATCTGCAAATTCGGTTGCTAACCGTGAAATATATCCTGTTATGTTATTATCAGATTCAAAATTGGATAAGGCTGTATAACGAAGATTAATAACTGCGGGTTCTCCCTTTTCAAGTTCAAACATATACGAATAATTACGGATACGATTCTTAATTTCCTCAATGGAAGGTCGCGGCGAACCTATAATAGGATGGTCCCACACAAATTTTCCGTGTAGTTCATAGAGTTTTAAGGGACTCTTATCTTCTTCCTGCTGGAAAGCATTTGATGTCACGAATTTTTCAAGTCCTTTTAGACCCTCTTCTATGAGACTACCTAGGAAAAGATGGTCTTTACGGGGAGATTTTATTTCAACACGAACAGACTTATCAGCAAAAAATAATACGTCAAATGCGGAACCAGCAGGAATACGATTACCCCGAATAAGAATTTTTCCTAGAATTAACTCTTCCTTCTTACTAACGGGTTCTTTTAGCCAAGCAGCCATGGCATCTGCAGGAATGTACGCATTTTTAAGATATCTTAGAATCGGTTCTTGATCGCCGCGGTCTGAGAAATACCGAATAAAAGGAAGTTCTTGAGAAAGTTTAAGTTCGTAGAAAAGGATTTCTAATGATTCAGGCTCGGGAACAATCGGCGGAATTCCAATAATTAATTTTTCAATTGCTCGGCAAAAGAATTCACCAGGTTTATCTCCATTCTTCTTAAGTTGATTCTCAAGACGTATTAATTGTTTTTGACGAGATTCAATATAAGTCTTACATATTTCGTAGGATTTATCTTCCTTTCCTTCTTCGGATTCATTTTCCGCATATGAATCTTCAATAGAACTGATTTCTTGTAGTCCCGGAAAGTAAAGACGAATAACACCGGCAAATTGAATAGGGGTTATTGTGGTAGGATCTGCTCCTATAATTTCACTCAAACGCCAAATATGTAATTTAGGTTTTATAACATTATTTGCTCGAAAACAGTCTTCAATTGTTGCATATAAATGAAGACTTGCTGATGCTCCCGTACGATTTCCAGCAGTATCAACTAATTCAGGACGTGGTTCCTGTGCGTCAAAGGGATTCTGGAGTGCTGCTGGTAACTTTGATTCAGTCGGCCAGTGAAAATCCATCGGCACAAAAAGGCCGTCGTCTTTTTGAATAGCCATAAAGATGAATCTGGGCGTATAATCTGCTGTTCCACCCACATCAATCCAAATCATGCGTTTTAGATCCGCAATTGATGTGAAGGAAAATACATTTGTAAGTTCATAATCTACTGTTGTTCCATCACGTAAGTGCTCAACATACTCAAGAATACCGTTATCTTCTAAGAAGCTACCAGTAAATTCCATACCTAAGTCTGCTAGGCTCATCCTATCTCCTATCGTATAGACAGTAGAAAATTTATTTTCTTTTATCTCTTCTTAGATTCAATTGAATTTTCTTTAAATTTCGGTTGGTCTGTGATACTTATCCCACAATAAGAGACGGGTTGTTCAGCAAAATCCTGATATTCATAGACGCCAATTTCTTCGGCATGTTTTAGAATCCAGGCGAAGTTATTCCAGAAAAGAGGCGTATGTCCAATTTCACGTGTGCCTATGTGGCCGAGTTCATGTAGGGTAACAAACGTTAAGATGTTAACATCTACGATATCTTGTGTTGCATTTTTTTGTCTCAAGCAAACATGTATCTTTTCACCCTTATTAAGTGTAAAAGAAGTATAGCTTGAATCAGGTGTTGATTCACTGAATCGTGATGGTTCAGCATCAAAATTCTTAAGAATATCAAGCGCAATTTGATTATCTGTATTAGACTGCTTGAAGTGCTTCATAAGACGTAAAATGCGACTACGCACTTCAGCCAATTGATTAGCAGCTGCTATCTTATCAGGCAGATTGCGAACTAAGTAACTATTTTGGTCTACTGTTGACTTTACATATGACATGTCAAACATGGTTTTCTTAGCATAATAGGCTGCTAAAGCAGAGCTAGAAACTGCAAACAAAAACATAACCATATTTGCTGATATTTCGCCAGACATCCTATCCTGAGCTCTTAATTTCAAACAGTATGACTGCTTAAAATTAGTATTTTCTTTAAAAGCGTACGGCAAAATTTATGAGCCAATCTCCAGCGGCTTGCGGTTAACGTCAGGCTCAATCGTCGTTTGATTCCAGGGTCCAACCTGTACCTGCGGGTTAGGCGGGGAAGAGCGGAGGTCGTGGGAAGCATTGCGGAGGGACTGGCCGATTGTGTCTACACCAATCTGGTAGCCCGCATTCAAGAAGTTCTTGTCCATGATGGAGCCGGGAGCCATCGGGTTGGCCTGTACCCACTGACTGTTCGGGTCATTAGGAAGGAGTTCAGATGCCTTAAGTTGCTTCTTAGGGTAGCAGTTCTCCGGCTGCTCGCTTGAACTAAACCCAGATGCAGCCGGGGAAAGACCGCTGCTAGACTCTATGTAGTTGCCGCTGTAGTTACCCGCCATTTGCTCGGAACCAGATACATTAGCGACAGGAGGATTGGCAGTCGGGAAGTTGGCTGCTGCATTTTCAAAGTTCTCAAACATCTGATACTGTCTTGATGCCTTCACTAGTCCACCAAATGTAGGGTCTAAGAAATATAAGAGTGCCGCACCCAGAGCAACAATTACAATTGCCAAAAGGATATCACGAGTGTCCATTGCTTCTACTAATAACATAGGGGAGATTTCTTATTAAACCGCAAATATTCCAGGATTTTCGGGTTTATCTTTTTCCGGCAGTTCGTACAGGAGCCGGTACTTCAGTCTCATCTTCTTCTTCATATTCCTCATCCTCATTGTCTGTTAAATCATAATCAGAGAAAGTAGATTCATCGTCTTCCAGAGTAAAATTCTCAAAAAAGAAATTGAGTTCGCGGTAAGCCATCTTCTTTGCAACCTGTGCCTTCAGGCGGGCTTCTTTGACACGCTCCTTGGCAGCAAATTTGCGGTCACGATAATCACGATCTTCATGATGATTTAGTTTTACAGGAGTAGAATCTATGTCAATATTGATTTCTCTACTGTCATCAATCTCCTCTAATTCATCATCTTCTCCAGAGCCTTGAGTCCAGGGCATGGAAATCTTTGATATTTCCTCAAGTTGCCAAATAGAAGAAGTCCAACGAGGTGAAATTCCATCTGCTTGAATAAGAATTGCTGTCAATGTTTGAGTTCCAGCATAGTTCTTGCTAGTATCAGGTGGCATGGCTAGATTTTTAGTTTCCCAACCCTTCATTAATTTTGTTAGTTGTGTCTTTGTAGGTGTTGCTGAGAACCAGGAAGAACGCTTCTCATAAAGCATTTCAATTAGGATACGACGTGTCTCCATGATTATTGCTAGTAGTTCCTCATCATTCTTCCATTTCCCTCCATCCCATTTGGTAACTATGACTGGCTTTTGGCTTACTCGTATCTGAAAGCCAGACGCAGTCTTTTCAGGCTCAGAAAGTTTCAAATCCATTCTTGCTGAGTCTTAGATTTTAGGAGATAATCTTTAACGCAATGCGGTAATCTAAACTATTAAATTTCACTAAATGGATTATAATGGCACAACCGCAGCCTCAGCAGCCTCAGCCTCAGCCTCAGCCTCAGCAGCAAGTTATAACAGAAGGTCGCTACAAACAAGCATTTGGCTCTATGGGAAATCAAATTATTGGAAGTTTATGGGATTATATGCAAGCACCTGAGAATAAGGCACGGTTGGTTAATATCTTGGACCCATTAATCCAGCATATAATCAAGTCCATCTTTCCTTATATCGCATTCTCAGCTGTTCTATTTGTTTTACTGCTTGTAATTACAGTACTAACATTGGTTGTTACACTTAAGGCTACTGGATATAATCCAGTCGCATCACTTGTTTCGGCTATTCCAGTACTTGAAGCAGTTTCAGCAGTAATTCCAGCAGCTGTTGCTAGCGCGTAAAACATAGTAAGAAAAAATCAAAATGACTGAAGAGATGTCATTAGTAGTACAGGAACAGCCAGCAGTAACAAACCAGCAACGCCTTCAATTAGCAGTGCGTGCGTGGGTTCATTTTGATAATCTAGCAAATACATTTAATAAACAAGCCCAGAATGCTCGTACACAGAAGCAAGTTCATGAGAAAGAAATTCAGAATATTCTTTTTGCCATGCAGCAGTCAACAGCAATACTAGAAGTAAATGGTGCTCGTCTTCAATTCCAGCAGAAAGAGACTAAATCTAACTTATCGTGGTCCTGGCTTCAAGAAAATCTTAGAGCATGGTTCTCAACTGAAAGTCGGGGTAAGTCAGCGGAGGATTTGTTTAAATATTTACAGGGCCGGCGGTCCACTAAAATTACCGAGACTCTTGAAAAACTCTAGATGCTTAAACACTTGAAGTAAAAGATTATTAATAACAAGTTTTTAGTAAGATGGTTGAGGCGAATTTTGTTCAGTGGTGGTCTTCAGAGGATGTGGACGGAAGCACTCCTCGTCTATATATCCATTCGTTACTGGGTAGAGTTGACAGAAGTTATAAATTACATAAATTTACTTTTAATATGTCTTTACCCGAAGTTGAAACACGAATTACCAAATATTTTTATCTACTTTTTAAAATTGTAAATCAAAATCTACCGAAAAAAATAGAAGGACCTAATTGTTACACAAAACAACCAGATGGATGGACTGCTCGAGATGAACTTGAATGGACCGATGCATATAGTCATTATTTCGATACGATTTTTTGGGATAAAGTTTATGGGCCTGAAAAAGCATGGGAACAGAATATCTTAGAATGGAGATATATGTTCCCTATTATTTTACAGAAATATACAGTTCGTTCACGCGACAATTTACCGCATGACGATTATTACGATGAAGAAGATGGAGACTATGAATCAAATCATGAGTGGGAATAAAAATTGATTGGTTTTGTAGCATATCATGATATCCAATATCTTGATATGTCAGTTCAGTTTAATCAGTCAGCAGTAGAAGCGTGGGTAGCCCTTTGTAATGAGGAAGGTCGTCTTAAGGCGGAAGGTGCTTCAGTGGATGTGCTAGAAGCAATTCGTATCCGCGTGGCAAAAGCTCTAGTTGCTCTTATTCAAGAGGCTCAAGCGGCTTCTCTTCTTGAGCAGATTTTGGGTAGTAATCCTTCGACTGAGACAACACAGGAAATTGGGGACCCTACAGACGGATAATTAAGTGCTCCACTTAGCCTTATTCCACGGTAGGACAATCATTGTATCCAATTGGTCGCGGAATTTTTGTACTTTACGGTCAAAATCAATCTCCTCAGGTGTGGCCGGTAAAGCTGCACCATTCTCAGACAGAAGTTCATCCGTTGCTTTCTTGTCAGGACGCAATCCATAGCAGTTTACGCCGAATCGCAAGTCAGGATTATCAAAATGTCCGCCATTCACACCCGGTTTTCCGCACGCATTTCTGTAGTTTTCCGGTCCATGCTGTAATTTTTCGTACGTCTCTTTCTGCGTAGGAAAGACAGCCATCTGTCCCTTTACCCAGCCGTAATTACACCAATCCGCACCATGCTTGTGCGCTTCTTGTACCTGCTCAAATGTTGCCAGTTCAGCACCAAGAGCCTTACATACTGGTAAAGCATCTTCATATGTATAGACATTGCGGCTTACATTAAAAACTTCTGCTCTAATCGGCATAAGTGAATTACGAAGATCTGTAGCTGAGACTGCTGGAGCATCACGAGAACCGGGGATTCCAGCAGGTAACTCTGATTTAGACATTGGGGCTTCTGTAGGTGGCTGCGACGGTTGTGTTGCGGTTACTCCTATTTCAGGCTTTTCGTCTCCCCACAAATTAATTCCCACTGACCCTTCTTGTCTCTTCCGAATTAAATCTACCAATGATGTATAACTGCTGTTAATCTCATATCCAATGTAGTGCCAATACAAATAGATAGCAGCAAGAAAAAAGACAACGAGACCGGCATAAAAAAGATTGGAAGAAAAGAAACTCCAGACGGAAGAACCGGCTGAAGCAGCAGAGTTGGACACATTTGAAAGGCGATTCCGGAAACCCAGATTTGCAGCAGGTGCCGGTGAAGTAAATCCTAGATTAGCACTCATCCTACTTGTGCGAAAGAATATCCATATCCGGCTTTGGTTCACCTCCTGATGCTACATTGGCTGCCGACACCTGTTCTAGCAGAATCACATATGTGTCGCCATTATTAACATGCTCCGTTGGCATCTGATTGACGGACTCATCGTCGTAGCGAATCCATGAGTCATTTTCATAGCGGCATGAAGATACATAGTGGCCGCCACCCATGACACCATGATGGTCGATGACAGCAGCACATCGATACTTAGTAGCAGTTGTTTCGCGATTTCCAATAAACCATGTGTCAAGTTCCACGGCATTTAGGTCAAAGTCAATCTTTGCTCGGACCTTATTGCCTCGGTTAGTGTATCGCATAATACTGAAGATGATATACTTTGGAAGAATAGAAAGACGACTTGTTTGAACTGCTTCACGCTTCTTGCCACATACATCGCAGTGATAGTCCTCCAGAATCTCCTCCTTGAAATAATCCTCTAGGCACTCACGCAGAGTCGGAGCAGGAGAGCCGGGCTTGTCGCCATTTACAATTGGAAGACTGAGTGACCCCCATGATTCAAACCGCTCTGAGTGATACTGACATGTCTTGCAGGTGGTTGCCGTCATCTTCTGTCCGTGAAGAGTCTTGATAACAACCGACCACTGCTTCTTGTAATGCTGAATCCACTGCTCGTATGACTTGGTCCAACGCCGCTCTTCAGGAGCAGAAGCAATTCCAGTAACAACCATTTCAACGGGATGGGCCAGGCCTTCATGGATGCAATCTAGCATGAAAAGCAGGGCTTCACCAGCATCGGCCTGACGATGTTTTACTGCTAGATCATCATAGCCTACCTTTGCTGCTACTTCAGTTAGAGTCTGATAGAAACGACCGGGGGCGATTTTTGTATTAATACTCAAGTCAGGACGCCAGATTGCGTTAATAAATTCAGCAATAGCATTCAGCATTCCTGCGTATTTATTATCGGGTTTTACGCGATAAATCCATTCTGTATTCTGGAAATATACACGAAGAGGTGTAATATATCGCATTAGTTGAAGGGCTGAATTCAAGAAACACGTATTTCCCAGATTTGCTAGACCGATGCGGCCATTCGCCTTAATTACTTCACGAGGAGCGGACTCTTCTGACATTTTAATTAATTCGCTTTAACTTTTCTGCCAATTTTTGCCATTTCAATTTTTTGTGCGTGTGCTTAAAAAAACATGGTTAAAATAGTTTAATGAATCGGGGTCATGGAGGTGGAGGTCAAAGAAACAGACCGTATGATAACACTCTTTTGAATGATTTACATGAGATAATTCCGGAGGCAATGTACGATTCTGATTTATTTAATTCACCGCTTTTACGGTTTTTTCAGCAGAGGGTTGGCCATATGTTTCCGGTCTATCACAGGGAGCGTGGTTTGTATCTTCGGGAACAAGCAGATAGTCGTCGGCATGCTTTCCGGTCAACACGGCTTTCCCGCATGCCCACACCTCGCAGAGGTGGGGTGGATGCTCTGTTTGAACAGAGCTTACCCAATCCAGTAGTACAGCCTCCCCCAACAATTGTACAGAATTATGACCCGTCAACTGTGACGGACACATTTCTCCGGAGTCTGCTATTGTCAATTGTTGCGGAAAATGCAGCGGCGGCAACAGCACCAGCAACTGCTCCTGCTTCTCCGTCTGATGAAGAGGAAGAGCCGCCTGCTCCTTCTCCTGCTCCTCCTCGTCCGGTTAGAAATATTCATCGTATTATCCGAACTGAGCGTGCTGGAATCACAGTGACTATTCCTGGCGGAACTACGTGGTGGGACCCGGTTTCGGTGCGGCCTACTGTAGGAGTTTACAATCGGAATACAGCCCTTGTTGATGCCAGTGGGGTTCCATCAGGGACTGTGTGTACGATTTGCCAATCCGCTCCTGGAGAAGATTTGAGTGGAGCAACTGTTTTAGAAACAGTGTGGCGAAAACTTCGGGGATGCCAGCATTTTTTCCATAAACGATGTGCGGACAGATGGTTTGAGTCTCATATTCAGTGTCCTAATTGTCGAGCAGATATTCGGACTCTTCAGACTTTGGAAACAACAGAGACTGCAGCTGAAGGAGATACACTCAATGTGTAAAAAATGGTGTTGAAGAACAGCCACGAATCAGCGTTGGCTTTTTGTTTTCTGGCTGCGTCTAAATAAAGATCTTGGATTTGATTTTCTGGTCCACGATATTTATTAATATTTTCTAGCATTGAGCCGACTGTATCAAAGGCGGAGGCTTCAAAGGAAAGTGCGGGAGAATTTATTTGGTAGATAGTCACCAACATTCTATTTTATAGGTATAGAATAGAATATGGCCAATGCGATGCAAAATGGTAATAATGGTGGAGGTGGCGGTGGTGGTGGAGCTAGAGGTGCGTTAGTTCCTCCACCTGGACCAGGATTCAAATGGAAGATTGAGTACGTTAGAGTAAAGGGAGACAATGCTGCAAGAATCGCGGAATTAGTAGCACAAGGGTTTCAACCTGCACCTGTAAGAGGTGTTCAGACAAGAAGTGTATCAAGAGGTATGGTTACATACTTCAGGGCTACTAAGGTTCTTAAAAAAATCGGTGCTCCCAAAGTCAAAAAGGTAATAATTGATGAAAGACAAATGTTTAGTATGGCTGATCTTGCGGCAGCATTAGATGCTGATGCTAACAATGCTGAAGATGGTGGCGGTGGCGGTGG